GCAATCATTTGGGTTCGGTAATTACTCACCAGGTGTTAACTTTATGTTAATGCCGATGTATTTTGATGTTTTAAAATTACAAGCAATTGAATTAAATGATTCAATTAGAAAATCAGCATACCATTTTGACGTTGAAAACAACAGATATTTAAAACTATTTCCTATACCGAAACAAAGTTACACTTTACATTATGAGTATGTTTTAAAGTCAGTTGCAAATAACCCAGTTAAAAACACAGTAGGGGGTGTGTCTAACATGTCAAACGCACCCTATACTAACCCAACATACAAACTTATCAACGAACCTGGAAGACAATGGATTCGTAGATATGCTTTAGCATTAGCTAAAGAAATGTTAGGTAGTGTAAGAGGTAAATATCAGTCAGTTCCAATTCCAGGTGACACAACAACCTTAGATTATGCTCGATTATTAAGTGAAGCCGCATCTGAAAAAACAACCTTAATTGATGAATTAAAAAACTTTTTAGAAGAAACAACCAGAGTTAAGCAACTTGAAAGACAAAATCAAGAAGCACAATTAACTCAAGAAACCTTCTACAAAGTTCCATACCCAATTTACATAGGATAATGATTAAATTAACAAACATACTAACAGAAATGCTGAACACATTCGAGGTTCAAGCTGAAATTTTATCCAGTAGAAAAGAATCAATAACAGACATATTAGATTCAATTCGTGCTGTTAAAAGTATAACAACTGTTCGTAACATTACGCCCCCAGAATACCCCCAAAGAGAAGGTATTGAATACACTTTAGTTATGATTAAATTTGTAACAAGATTAGACTCAAAAACTAACCTAGAACAAATCAAACAAGACATTATAACATCAGATGGGGGGTCAACAGACTTAAGAGTACCAGGTGTAAAAACATTCAAATATAAATTAGAAACCTTAAAACGTAAATAATGGCTTTATTTGGTGGATCACGAGACGTATCATTATTTAAGTGTATAAGTAAAGAAATCATAAACGACATCATTCAAACAGAAGTCGCATATTATAAATTTGCTTTAGAACAAACTAACGTAAATGTTTACGGTGAGGCACCCGGTAAAAACTATTATGAACCATTAAAAATAGCATGTTTAATGAACAGACAGGACCAATCGTGGTCGTCCGACGATTTTGGTCCTGACGTTAATCAAACCATTAGTTTTACGTTTTTAAAACAAGAACTCAAAGACATAAATTTACTACCACAAGTAGGAGATTTAATACTTTTTCGTAACAATTTTTATGAAGTTGACAGTAGAATAGAAAATCAACTTTTTATGGGTAGAGACCCAGATTATGCTTTATCAACCGAAACAACCGATTTTGGAGGTAGTTTTTCAATGATAGTAAATGCCCACATTTCAAGAGTAGAAAAATTAAATTTAATTCCACTTAGAGGGGGTAAATATCCTACAACTACTAAAGTAGATGGTGGAATTGCTAATAAACTTAACCCATAATGTCAGAAAAAAGAATCGACCCTAGAAAACCTATCCCATCAAGTGGATATGACAGATTAAGACAAAACCTAGAATCAGGTTTTGCCGAAGGTTTTCCTGTGGAAAGTTTCCCAAACCCCGACAACCGAGCAAACATCAATAGAGGTACAATAACTACCAGAAAAGATGACACTGTAAAAGATGTTTCAATTGGTTTACAAGACCACGATGAAGCAATAGTACATTATTTTAAAGAAGTCATCAAACCAACAGTCATATCAAATGGTGACAGAGTTAATGTTCCTATAATGTATGGTGCCCCTGAAAGATGGAAGGCAGTACAACAAGACGGATATTTTAGAGACAAAGAAGGTAAACTTCAGGTTCCACTTATTATGTTTAAAAGAAACTCAATCGAAAAACGAAGAGATCTTGGAAACAAAATGGACGGAAATAACCCTCAATTATATTATTCATTCCAAGAACGATACACAAAAAGAAACCAATACGACAACTTTTCAGCATTACAAGGCAAAATACCACAAAAACAATTTCATGCTGTTGTAGTACCTGATTTTGTAACCATAAGCTACACTTGTACTATATGGTGTGATTACATTTCTCAAATGAACAAATTAATTGAAGCAGTCAATTATTCTTCAGACTCATATTGGGGTGATAAGGATCGTTTTAAATTCAATGCATCTATAGACACATTTAGTAACACTACAGAATTAAATGTGGGTGACAATAGAATTGTAAAAACAGACTTTGGTTTGAAACTTCAGGGATATTTAGTACCGAATAGCATTAATAAAGAATTAACACAACAACCATCCAAATTCTTTAGTAAATCAAGTGTTGTATTTAATGATGAATTGTTAATACAACCAACAGGAGAACCAAGAACAAGAGAAGAAGTAAGAGCTTCTTTAGGAGTACAAAATATACAACATATATTAGATGGTATAGGTTTTTATGAAATAGGTGATGACTTTATAATATTTTAAAAATGGCAGTAAAAACTAGATCAGACTTAAAAGATTTTTTCCAAACAGGAGATAAACCTACTCAGGATAACTTTGTAGACTTAATAGATTCTTTCGTTCACATGAGTGAGGGGGATGATAATGAGGGGCAAATAAAAAACACCTTACATATTAGTAGTTCAGAAACTTACATTTCGGGGGGTGTAGAAATTCCTTTAGGTTTAGGTGTTTCAGGTTCAATCTTACCAGGTACAGACAAGGAATATGATTTGGGTTCACCTACTCAGGCATGGAGACACCTTTATGTAAGTACAGGATCCATTTATTTTGTAAATGATAGTGGTAGTGGAGAAGTAGAAACATTAGCTTCTATAACCCTTAATGACTCAGCTAGTAATGGTGATGATAATAAAACACTACAGTTTAGAGGTAAAGAAGGAACGGATAACATGGATGTTGAATTTAGACAAATCCAAGCGGGGGAAAGCTTTACAAAAGGTCACCTTCTAAACGATGGTCAAGGTTATTCAAGTACAGATGTATATGGTAAATCCCAACAATATATGGGGGGAGGTGATGGTCAAGCCTTTATAAATAGACCAGAATACACATCTTTAGCTCCTTTTGGTAGAAAGCTTGTTGCTCATAATATTAATGCTCAAGGTAGAGGTAGTTTAGCTGTAACCCTTATGAATTACACAGGTGATGGTGATGGTTTTTTCCGTGTTGAAAAAGGCACTACTATACCGGGTGTGGGAACACCACTTTTTGAAGTAAGTGAAAGCCACCAAGCTATAGTATATGGTGAAGAGAGTGAACTTAAAGCAGAAGGTCAAGTTAGAGTTATAGGTAAGTTAAAAGCAGAAGGTTCAATAACAGCATCTAATAGTTTATTTTCAGGTTCATTAAAAGCAACAGGTCAAAGTGCGTTTACAAATAATGATGTAATAATAGAAAATGCTGTTACTTCCCAACCGGGTAAAATTAATCAAAATTTTACAATAGGGGTTATAGATTTTATAAATGAACCCGCAACCCAAACCATGATAGGGGTGGGTAATGATAACCATATAAAAATAGAAGAAAATATAATTGTAAAGATTGCCAATGGTTCTACACTTAAAATTATAACCTCACAACCAGATGCAACAGCTAACTCAAGTCAAGGTTCAATCACACTAAGTGATCCAACAGTAACAGCGGGGGGTGATATAGTTATGTTCCCCGATAATGGAGGTAATCCAACAATATTAAACCAAAATACAACTATCCCCGCGGGTCAAGTAGCTAACTGGACAGAAGGTAATAATTTACCAGGTACATACTTCGACGATGAAAGTCCTCTTAATAATAAAAAGGGAATACAAATTGGAGCTAGTAGTGGGGTAGTATATAATGGTATAATAGTAAATGGTGTTACTATATTTCCTTCTGTACCTTCATTAGAAAGTACAAGTAATATCAAATTAAGAATTAAGGATGGAGCTGTTCTCCGTATCCGTCCAAAAAGTAACATTATAACTACATCAGAAAATGAGACTTTAATCACAGGTACTTCTACATTTGATGTTTCAAACTCAGAAAACTCAGTCACAATCACAGGTTCAGAAGGAACAACCCTTAATGTTTCCGGTGGTCTTACTACTTTTAATGTCCAAAATACAGGAAATTCGGTTGAAATCACTGGTTCAGAAGGAACAACTCTTAATGTTTCCGGTGGTCTTTCATTATTTAATAGTAATGTAAAAGTTACAGGTAGTTTTAATGTTAGTGGCAGTATTGATTCTTCATTATTTCAAACATCAAACAATACTATATCATTTAAATCAGGTGTTGGTTCACCAGATGGGTCAACTTTAAAAAAATATCTTTTCTTAAACGAAGACGATAATGCTGCTTTTGAAATTAATCAAAGTGGTTACTTTGTAATTTCGGGGGCGGGTGCTTTTCAACCAAGGTTTATAATGAGGCAAAATCTCTCAAGTTCTACTTATGCAAATTCTGCCCCCCAATTTGATTTTGAAAGAATATTAGTCGATTATGATGATGCTACTATTGGACAAATTAATTTTAGAGCTTTAAATAACTCAGGTAGTCTTAAATTATATTCATCAATAAAAGGTCTAACAGAAGAAGCTTCATCAGGTTCTGAAGGTGGAAAAATTGTATTACAAGTAGCCTCCCACGATGGTGAATTAAAAACAGGCCTTTCAATCACAGATGGTAATGCAGAAGATGAAATAGATGTTATTATTGGTAGTGGAACAAATTCATCAACCACAGTAAGTGGAAGCCTAACAGTAATGAATGGTATTAATCATTCAACTACTACTTTAGGATCTGTTGATGCATTACACTGTGGATCCACTACAGGACACAAGTTTACAGTTCAAAATCAATTACAAGGAGCAATAGCTGATGGAGACACTTCAGCATTATTTACAGTAGGTAATACTAATATAAACACTGATTCTGTAATTTATGGTACATTAAATGGAACTACAACATTAGTAGGTGGTTTATCACAATCTGTTTTAAGTGCCCATATAAGTTCTAATAATTCGATGTCATTTTGCTTTGTTGATGGAGAAGGTGGCGAAACAATTGCAGATGATACATCATTCACAGCATCATTTGTAATATTTTAAATATGTAATACAATGAACAATAATAAATTAACTTTTTTTAAAATCTTATTATATTTATATAACGAACCAATTAATTAAAACCCACAAAAATGAGCACATTATACGTCAATACCATAACCCCCAACTCTGGTGATACCGTAACTATATCGGGATCTTTATCAGCAACTGGTAAAATTACAATTGGGGATTCGTCTACAGATTCTTTAGTATTTAATTCAGAAATTAGTAGTAGTATTATTCCAGATGTTAGTAACACATATGATTTAGGTTCTGTATCTAATAAATGGAATCAATTATACGTAAACCATATAACAGCCTCAAGTGGAATATCCTCATCTCAAGCGACCTTTACAAATTTAACAGTCGATGGAAATATAACAGGAAACGCAATATCTACGAGCGCAATAACAGCCTCAAGTCATATTAGCTCAAGTGGTAATCTGTCCGCAACAGGGGATTTAGACATAGATGGTTCGTCTAACATAGCAGGAAACGCAACATTTGCGAGCGCAATAACAGCCTCAAGTCATGTAAGTTCAAGTGGTAATCTGTCCGCAACAGGGGATTTAGACATAGATGGTTCGTCTAACATAGCAGGAAACGCAACATTTGCGAGCGCAATAACAGCCTCAAGTCATGTAAGTTCAAGTGGTAATCTGTCCGCAACAGGGGATTTAGACATAGATGGTTCGTCTAACATAGCAGGAAACGCAACATTTGCGAGCGCAATAACAGCCTCAAGTCATGTAAGTGCAAGTGGTAATCTGTCCGCAACAGGGGATTTAAACATAGATGGTTCATCTAGCATAGCAGGAAACGCAACATTTGAAAGCACAATAACAGCAACAGGAAACGCAACATTTGCAGGCGCAATAACAGCCTCAACTGTATCAGCTTCTAATTTAAAAATTAATAGTACTGTTATGTCATCAATTGATGCTTCACATTGCGGAACAGCTACAGGACACAAGTTTACAGTTCAAAATCAATTACAAGGAGCAATAGCTGATGGAGACACTTCAGCATTATTTACAGTAGTTAATTCATCAATAAACACTGATTCTGTAATTTATGGTACATTAAATGGAACTACAACATTAGTAGGTGGTTTATCACAATCTAGTTTAAATATTTACATACCCTCAGCTAATTCAATGTCATTTTGTTTTACTGATGGGGAAGGTGGTGAAACAATTGCAGATGATACATCATTTACAGCATCATTTGTAATATTTTAGATCTTATATTTTTATGTAATAAAGGGCCGCTTAGCGGCTCTTTTTTTTATATGTATATTAAAATGTTATATCAATGGCAAGTACAATACAAATAAAAAGAGGAACCGGATCAGCAGTACCATCAGGATTAGCTGATGGAGAATTAGCAATTAACCTAGATAGTGGTAGACTTTACTTTGGTTCTGGTTCTACTAGTGTAAATGATTTTTCTTTTGGAGAAATCACAGCAGAAAAATATATAGTTTCTTCTTCTGTTTTATACGTTACAACTTCTTTTAGTTCTGGTTCTACAGAATTTGGGGACACAGCTGACGATACCCACACATTTACAGGTAACATAACAGCCTCAGGTAATATAAGTTCAAGTGGAACAATTACAGCAAACGCATTTGTAGGTGACATTACAGGTAACATAACAGCCTTAGGTAATATTCAAATAGGTAACGATTCAGAAATTACTTCCATAGGTAATATGACATTTAGAATAGATTCTGATGCTAATGAATCAAGTCAAAAATTTACTTGGAAAAATAATGCTAGTGATGTTATAGCAGAAATAAACGAAGCAGATGAGTTTGTTATATACGGAAGTTCTGCAGGAGATCCTCGTATATTGCTACACCAAACAGGCCAAAACACTACATACGGTCCTCCTTTACTAGATTTTTATCGTGAAGACACATTAGTAGATAATGCAGATATAGGCCATATTAGCTTTATAGCTAAAGACTCCGCAGACAATGATCAAACTTACGCAAAAATAATAGGCCATGCTGAAGAATCAGGTGCAGGAACAGAAGGAGGTAAGATAATTTTTCAAGTAGCAACTCATGATGGTGAGATACAAACAGGGCTTACAATTGAAGATGGAGATGCTGAAGATGAAATAGATGTTACCATAGGTAACACAACAACATCTTTAACTACTATAGCAGGTAATTTAAGTATAACTTCAAATATAACATCCTCGGGTAATATAAGTTCAAGTGGTAATTTTGATTTAACAGGCAATGCTAATATAGATGGCAACTTAGACGTAGACGGAACAACAAACTTAGATGCAGTCGACATTGATGGTAATGTTCAGTTAGATGGTACATTAACGGTTGGTGTTTCAGGTACAGGACATGACGTTACGTTATTTGGCGAGACTCATGGTAAATTTATAAAATGGGACCAATCAGAAGACTTATTAGACATTAGATCAGAAACCAATTTTGGTGTTGCCGGTACAGGCGTCGATGTTACATTCTTTGGTGACACTAATGGTAAATACATGAAATGGGACCAATCACAGGACCAATTAAAATTATATGATAATACTAATTTAGTATTTGGAACAGGAGTTGCTAATGAAGCAGATTTTGACGCATCCATTTTTTGGGACACAGCAGATTTAGTCATAGATTCAGAAACAGACATAAAAATAGTAGCTGACGGTGGAAGTGTTATTGTTACAGGTGAAATTACATCTTCAGGTAATATAAGTTCGAGTGGTACAGTTACAGTA